AGGTTGCTGCGAGGCAGGAGCGGGGGCCGCACCTGCTGCTGGAATCTGTTGTTCCATACCTGGCGCAGTTGGCGCAACTGGTGGAACGGGTTCTGGCATAAATACTTTTTCTACAGTTGACTCTAGTGAGAGTCCCTTTTGGCGACCTTGGATAACACCAGCGATACGCTTGACAATCTCTTCAGGGTTTTGCCCCTGCGCCGCCATAGCAGGAATAGCTTGAGCATACTGAGCAACGGCCACACGCAAAGAATCACGCATCTCTTCAATATCAACACGTTGCTCCTCTTGAGTTACATTGAGGTCCATTGGAATTTCACGGCGTACATAGTCGCGTGAAACAAGTTTATCTGAACGCATCTGTAGCAATGCAATGATTGCACGGTTAGGATCCATACCGGACATAATTCCGTAACGGACGTCTACTCCGTACTCACCCTTAATATCACGAGATGGTGTGTACTTCATTGTGTATGGAGTACCGTCATCTGTTCCCTTAATTGTCTTGGTCATATTGCCAAAGATAACTTCGTCAATTTCAAAACACATAGATACGAGTTCTTGGAATAGACGTGCAAATTGTGCTTGAGCTGATTTAATCTGTGTATCAAAACCAGCCTGTAGTGCTTGAACTCCACGACCTGTAACAACAGATGCGCTGATATCTCCTGAACGAGATTCTGGGTAGCGAGCACCTAAGCGTAGTTCACGTTCTAGAACGCCTGACTCTGTAAAGACTCCAGGTGGTAGTTCTAGTGGAACACGACGAATGTTTTGTGGCTGAGATGAACGCATAATTGCGTCAGGTCCCAAAGCAAGTTCTTGCACATCTTGTGGAATGGCAATAGGTGCTTGGATAGACTTCTCAGCGGCTTGAATCTGTAGTACTGCAAAGCGAGCACGTGCAAGTTGGACTGCTAGTACATCATCGAACTGACCACGTGCTTCGCCATCTAATGATGAACGAGTAACTACACGTGCTAGACACTTACCAATCTGGTTCTTGACACGAGAGATAACGAGATTCTCACGCTCTGGTAAGTAGATAAGGTCTTGGTCTTTGTCGTGGTAGCGAACCATTGAGATATATGGAGACGAAGTCTGATATCCCTTGCGGCTAATAATCTGATCGTAGAACTCTGGGTACTGTGACGCTAGTGTCTCAGCATCTGTTACTACAACCTGAGTCATAGAAGTACAGCGACCAAAGCGATCTACCTCAGGATATACACCAAAAGGATTAAGCAAACGGATACGAGGATTGTTTGTCTCGTAATCCATTTCAATAATTGCTGGAAGCAAACCGTATGTGTTGTACCAATCGGCACCGGTATACATCTGAAGTTGTAGGTCAGATGAAGATACGTAGTAGTTGGCAATACGAGTACGGGTATCTGCTGCCTTACGTGCTGCATCGGAAACCATATTGGTAGCTGAGCAGTTAAAGGAAGGTAGCGGTGCCATTGCTTCTGCAAGGTCACGTGCTGCAACGTCAATGAAGTTAGCAACGAGAGGCTTTGGATAGTCCTCTGAAAACATTGAAGGAAATACCTTAGAGATATCACCTTGACGCACGGAGAGAACATCGCGCATACGCTGGTCTCGCGCTGATGAGCGAGTACGTAGCCGCGATAGTTTCGCGTCAACTTCTTTGACTGATAACAAGTGGGGTCCTTACTTAGACTTTTTGTATAATCCTGGGTACTTCTTTTCAAGAGCTTTCTTTGCGCCCTTTTCGTATTCCTTTACACCTTTAGGTGATGTGCGCTTACGTATGGCTTCAATAGCCTTGTCACCTGTAAGTGATTTAGAAGCCTTAGACTTTGTTGAAGATTTAGGTTTTACTGGAATAAGTTTATCTCCATTGGGATTTGGAACCTTAGGACCTTTGCCTGATTTTCTACCGCGAGCTACCATATCTTTAGCGTAATTAGGATCACCGGCGCCAAATACTTTTAATGAGTCTGACTTCTTTGGTTTCATAGCCATTAGCACTTACACGCTTTCTTTGACTTGCCACACTTCTTGCACTTCATATCTGACTTCTTAATCATTGTCTTAGCCATTATGGTCTCCTTAGATGAACGTTTTGTTTTGTTCTGCGAATAGTTCATCTAGGTTGACAACTGTTCGCTTGCCTATCTCGTGACGGGATAGGAATGGGTTTGCTAGGTGATGCTTTGAGTACTTGCCATAGTTGAGCATCTCACGGGCGCGGATCTCACAGAACCAGAGCGCCATTACTAAGTCGGTCTTACCCTTAGTAGTCGGTGACCACGTAATCAATTGCTCAATAAGAGCCTTGACATTCTCAGTCTGATCTGAAGGTAAGTGAATAAGATTATCTCGATGGTGCTTGCCATCGTGTTGCTTGGTACCAAAGAGGCTAGACATAGAGGCTACGCCGAAGCCGGTATCCCATTTGTTAGAACCGGTATGGTGTTCCTTGAATTGAACGCCACGTGTTGCTAGGTGCTGACGGATACCTTCATCTTGTGTAAGGAAGGACTGAAAAGCGTTCTTCTCTACAATCCACTCACTCGGTGAGTAGATAGAGGTCCAGTCAAATATTAAGTTACGGATTGCAGCAGGGGATGGACGAGTAATCTTGATAGCATCTACGATGTATCTCTTATTCGTACTGCGGTCTACTGCGTAGCAGATAGCTGCGGTATCACCAATCATTGCAGGGTCTAGCCCACAGATAATACTAAAGCCATTAAGGTCTCGCGGATGTCCTGGGTGACCGGCGGTTAACGGACCCGACTTACGCATTCCATCAATCGAACCACGAACACATACAGGGTCAAAAGCAGAGTCATCTGATATATCCTGCTGTTGGTAGATCAATGCCCACGTTGAGGCATCCATTGATTGTCGTTCATTAAATAAGTTGCGGCCTGACCAGCGTGGGTATAGTCCAGTAACCTCATCCTTATCGGATTCAGCCTGACCGTCAAAAGGTGCATCTGATGCAGGCCACAAAGTCTCCCACTTGTCGGGGTTCTCATCAGCCGTTAAAAGCGCTGGCATTGCTAGATACGTCCACGGTACTAGACCGCCTGGGTATCTATCTTCGTTGCGTAGTTCTTTGTATAAATCTACAGATGCTACACGGGTACCGATAATAATAAGTTTACCTGTAGGGTTAAGACGGGACCGGACGTCCTGCGTTAGCCACTTAATCTGTCGCTCAAAGTCATTGGCGTTTGACAACGTCACTGCGTCATCTACAATAATCATATCGGCACGCTTGCCGTAAATCTGACCGCCGATACCGACGGCTTCGATGTTCGGATCCTTTTCACCAGACTCGCGGAGTTCATCTCCAAAGGTGATACGGGTTGCCTGCCACGAAGCCGACTTAGAGTTAAAGCCGACACCAGCGGCGTAAGCCTGCTGGAGTTGCTCATACATCGGGTGGGTAAGTCTTTGCTTGATAGCGTAGAGGAAGTCTGCCGCTAGGCGCTGAGTCTGGGATACAATCAAGACTCTAAAGTTTGGGTTCTGGGCAACCATCCACGTTACGTAGTCCACGGTTATCGTCATAGACTTGGCGTGGTTTGGCGGGATGTTAATGAGGATGCGGTTATTGGCAACGCCTGGCTCATACTTCATAGCGGGGTGTAACCATTGGGGCGGCCTGCCCTCGATGACATCTACGATGTTTTTTTGATGGGCGAAAGTCTTGGAGTGCAAAAAGCGCTCACGGAATTCTTCAAAGCTGATATCGTGGACATCGCCTGAGGCAAAGGACTTGTCCTTAAGACCGAGACGTGTACGATCAATTTTATCTGTAAATACCTTGTCGGTACGACGGTAGTACTCATACGTCTTCATAGACTTACCGGCTGAGCCACAGGCTTGCTCGATAGTCATACCTTCTGCTACACAGCCAAGGATAATTCTCTTGGCTATGTCGGCGGAATTCTCTGCCACGTATATCTCCTCAAAGCGCCGGATGGCGCGGAATGCTTTCTTCGTTTATACCGGCTTGAGGATATTTTTAATAAAATACCGGCTACAGGAATTTGATAGAACTATCCCAACTAAAACCTGCGACTGCAGGTACTGGTCGGGCTTAGCGCCCGAACGAGCCACAGCGAAG